TATCCTCCGCCACCACCTCCTCCTCCTCCTCCTCTACTTACAGTCGAACTGCTTCCGCCGCCACCACCACCAGCAATAATCAAATATTCTATATCACCAGGAGATATTCGGCCAAACATTGAAACTGGATGTACTGGCCAAGGCATTTTATTAGGCCGCGTAGTTTTGTGAAGCCACTCCAAACATAGAAGTTCCATTGGATACAAATGTAAAAATATCTGAAACTCCAGATCCAGTTGTAAGCGTTGGAGTTATTGCTCCTGGAAATTTATACGTTGCATTCCAAGAAAGAGTATTTGATCCTGTTCCTTGCGTGACTATGAGCATATAAGTTGCTCCGTCAACTTTTCCAGTTGGATCAGCCATTGTTCCGTTCGTTGATAAAACCAAGCGAGAAACTTGATTGGATGGTAATGCCCAAGCAATTGATGCTCCGCTTGTAAGTGTAGTTGCATTGAAATTATGAGTTGCCGTGTATTCTTGAGCCGTATCAACAACCGCAACTCTAGTCCCAACTGTTGCAGATCCTGTACTGATTGTAAGATCACCAGTAAGAGTAGTTGTTAAATTTGTTATAGTTCCAGTTGTTGAGTTTAATGTCCCGATCGTTCCTGTGCCGATTGTCCCAAGTGAACTATTGACAGTTCCAGAATAAGTTCCTGTGGAGCTATTGATAAGTCCACTATAAGTTCCTGTAGAACTATTGATAACTCCCGAGTATGTTCCACTGGTAATATCGGCCGTACTCGCCGTCAGCGTCTGAACTGTTCCGTTGGTGATATTGGCCGCAGTAGATGTGGTCGTTCCAGCCGTTAGCGTGGTGATTGTTCCGGTGGTGCTTCTAAGGCCAGCAATCGTTCCAGTTGTGCTATTGAGAATACCAATTGTACCGCTGGTATTATTGAGCGTCCCAAGGGTAGAAAGTTGAGCGACGCTTAAATTTCCGGACAACTGGGCATTGGTATAAGTACCATTGGTCAGTGTATCGTTTAACAACTTTTGGATTGTGACCCTATTGGCCGCACCGCTATCTCCGTTGTCGGTGTCTGCAATAAGAAGTTGGTCTGCCGTGCTGACAGTTGCAGACATTGCTGTTTGTTCGGAGATAACACCTGTATAGATATTTAACTGGCTGGTTATGTTGTTTAGATCGGCTCCTGTTACTGTGCTGCCATCGGTAAAGGATACTCCTGTATTAAATTTAGCCATATTAAGTTGTAAACCTCATTGCTGTTGCGAAGAAAATGCCAGCGGGAATTGTACCAGCGGTTGCTCCTTGGTTTTGAATTGAGTATTCAACAAAATTTGTTGCCGTTGGATAAAGTGACAAGCCAACATTAACTGTGCCAGTAGTTGAACCCAGCGAGTTTAGTGAGCCAATAACAATATCGCCAAGAGCTACGCCAGTTAATCCAAAGCTACCAGTTGTAGCGTCTGCTACGTTATGTGCGGCAACTGTAGCAGAAGTAAACGCTGCTGTGCCAAAGCTGACTGCGGTTAGCTTCGGGCTGGTGCTACTCGTTCCAACCTGGAGAGTTCCAACCGTAACAAGGCCAGTATTGTTAATCGTGGCCGAGGCAATAGTTCCGAGCGTGTTTGTGCCAGTAGAAGAGGTAAAGCCAGTAGCGAAGGTGGTCACGCCGTTGATTGTGGGGATCGTGGCTGTAGAAATTGTGGCCGTACTGATTGTGGCTGTGCCAATCGTAGCCGTGCCAGCAGTGGCAGAGATGCTGGAGCTAAAGGTGGCAACGCCTGTTACGCCTAGGCTTGAGGATAGTGTGACTGCACCTGTCACGCCCAGGCTGGAAGACAGAGTAGCCGCACCAGTAACGCCTAGGCTGGAGGATAGGGTAGCTGCACCTGTTACCCCTAGGCTAGAAGACAAGGTAACTGCACCAGTAACAGCCAAGGTGGAGGCCAAGGTGGTAGCCCCAACCGCATTAAGCGTGCCAGTTGAGTTCACGCCAGTAGTAGATAATTGCAAGGCGGAAGATACATTATTACCGTCGGTAATAGTCTGAATCGTGCCGTCAATGCCAGTAAGACCGATAGTCTTAATTAGCTGGACGTAGCTAGTCGAAATATTCTGTGTGCCAAGTGTTGCCATTAGTGGTTTATCCTGTTCTTAACCAGGTCCCAGGCAACGGAAAACAGTAGCCCGGCGACCCCGGCAATTGCAAAGGCCCTAGAACGGAGGTGTTCCAAGGCAGAAACTCTATTTACCACATCTGCATAGTTTGACAAGCTGGTCTCGACCATTTTATACAACTGGACCTGGCGCTCTTCCATCCGGGCCAATTTGACCTCTATGCTCCAGACTTGGTCTTCGCTCATGGCTTAGTTGCCCCAAGGTCGGATGCTGCGCCCATGTCTGAATATACAGGAAGCGGGTTGCTGTCAACCTTGCGTGGCGAGCAGGAGGCGAAGGCAAGGCAGAGGATGATGAAGGCCAGAGAGTTCATTAATTTGGGGCGAGTGTTTGGGCGGGCCAGCCAGTATCTGCAATGTAATTTATATTAGTTGATGGCGGAACTGGGAAAACTTGTTCCGTAAAATCTTCATCATATAAACTCCATTCAGATCCATTCCAAAGAATAACCTGATCTTGATTTGCTGAATTTCTATATAATGTGGATGATTCTTTTTCGTAACTGCCATCCCATCCATAACCACTTGTATCAACAACTAAAATATCACTTGTAGTTGCCACAGGAATCCCGCTGGGTGCGGCTCCACCACCAACCTTGCGGATGGTCTGAACTCCTAGTCCTAGAGATAGTCTTGGCATAGAATTATATCAAGCGGCGGTGATGGTTAAGAGCCGTCCGTTATTGTTCTGGCTGGTGACCAGTTTAACAATGGAATAGTGGTCGATGTTTGCGTGGCAGTTGTATTTGTAGAATCTAAAGACAAATTATAGTTATCTTCACCATTGAACAAGCCGTCTAGCATATACCATTTATTTGCTAGAAGCGGTATTGAGGCACCACTTCCAGCCGCTGTTTGCATGCTTCCTGAGAACATCACCCAATAATAGTAAGTAAATTCGTCAATACCCTCTGTAAGAAGATAATATATATTTCCAGAACCACTAAAAGTGTATCCAGCGGGGACATCCGTAGTTTTATTATACCCACCAATTCCGTCAACAAGTATGCTAGTTGTGCCAGCAACATCGGGGAATGAGGCTGCGGCCCCACCACCAACCTTGCGGATCGTCTGAACTCCTAATCCTAAAGACAATCTTGGCATAAAATTACAATGCAATCACCCGCCAAGGGATAGAACCTTTGGCGGGTTGACTGCTAATAGGTAATTAGCCCTTGTAGGCGATCACACGTCCAGTTCCAGCGGTGAAGCTGTTAAACTGTCCGTAGATTATGTTCCCGGAACCGATCGTCACGCCTGTCAGTGTGCCATCGTAGTCTCCTGCAATAGCGCTGAAGGTCGTGTCGGCCAGCATTTGGATTGCCCAATATGCTTGTCCGGCAACGCCTGTGGTGCCAACGGTAAAACCGTTCCTGGCTCCAAAACGATCTAATTCGGCAGACATTAGCTGTAGACCGGGATCTTGTAGTTAGTGCCGTTCAACCGAACTGTGATGCCGAGGGTAGAAGTACCAGAGACAAATGTCCCGGTGGTTGCTGTCGTGATGAACTCAACAGCAACTGCTTCCTTGGCTGAGTCAAGCCGGATGGGCTTGCCTTTTGCTTTCAATTCGCGGCGCAGATTAATATCACTCATGGATCTAATTTCCTATGTTTTGCCCAAACTTGTTTGATTGTATCGGCTTTATGTCTTGGGCGGAACCTTGAGCCGAGTTTCTGTTCTAGTGCGTGATAACCTTTTAGAATGTTGCGACCGTCCATGGCCGCTGGATGGTATGCTGGGTCTGAACCACAATTAACAAGTCTGAAGCTGGAGGGAAAGTTGCGTCGTTTTAGTTTACTTGGGACATTGTCCCTTTCATCTACCGGACGCTCGAGCGTTACAACGCCCCCGGTGTCCCTGTCTTCATACTCGTAGAGTGGCATCAGTCTTCCATCATTTCCCCACCGTCCATCTCGACGGCTGCATTCCTGAGACGTTCGCCTTCGGTTTCGGCTTCTGGAGATTCTTCTTCCATCTCTCCTTCTGCCTCGCTTACGCGAACCATGGCAACGCCTTCTTTGATTTCAACAACTTCTCCGGTCAATTCAACCATATCGCCAACCATAGGCTCGGCCTGTTCGGTCTCTTGCGAGATAGCTAGATTTTCGATCGGAATATTTACGATGTTAGCCATTTTTGTCCCCTTGCTTTTAGGCTCGGGCCCGGGGAGATTTTTGCCTCCCCGAGCCTTCGCTTCGGGCCCGATCATTAATACGATCGCGCCCATTTAATTAGCTGACTTCAGAACGACTAAACACGACTCGGTAGAACGCTCCGTTCAACTGAACCGCGGTGTAGTACGTTTTGACAGCGACCGAGGTTACCAAATCCAGAGGGTCGGACTTGTCCGGACCTTCTGCAATTAGGACCTTGGGGCTATAGGGCGAGTCGCCTGTGAGGCTAGGTACGCCGAATGCCTGGTCACCGAGCACAATGTTCGCCAAGAAAGGCGCAGTGCTGGAGTTGTAGGCCGCTGCTGCAGTGCCAGAGATGGCATTAGCAGAAGCAGAACCGAAGGACAGAATGTTGTGCGACAACAGAGTCTTCACTCCGTAGTACGCGCCAACTTCACCCTTCAGCAAGCTGTCCGTGCCCGAATAGTGATGCGCTTGGATGTAGTCGTCATCGTTGAGGATCGAACGAGCAGTACGAGGATCCGCAACCAGGATGTAACCACCCTTGATTGTAGGAGCCTTGTCAACTCGGAGGGACGTCACGGAATCGAGCAAGTCGAGTGCCGTGAAGGCCGAGTTAGCTGCTGTCGCGGCAATGAATGCCGTTGAGTTGCTGTTCTGCGCGTAGCGGACCGAGGTAGACAGAGTGCCAGTTCCGGAGGTAGTTCCGGTCGTGAGCACGCGGTGAACGAGGGTGTCGGCATGCAACGCATGATCTTCTGCCAATTGAGTCGTGGCTTGCGCCATTGAATCAAACAAGTTTGTGGCTTGCAGGATGTCAGACAGCTTGACCAAGCTGGCGAATTGCTGGAGGGTCGCACCAACAGTCGACAGGGTCAACTCACGTTCGTTATTGCCAGGGTTTGTGCCTTCCGACGTTACTTCGATGATCGAGCTAATGCTCGGATTCGAGTAGCGGAAAAAGCGAATCTGCTTGTTTCCGTTTTTACGCGGAAGCGCCGCTTTCATTCCAAATTGTTCCATCTGAAGGATGGGCAATTGACGTTGGAGCAACTCTTTCGAGAAGTACTCCTGGTAGGCCGCTG